CAAGGAAAGCGTCGCGCTCGGCGAGGTAGACAGCGTGCTTGTGCCGCTGGATAAAGACAGCCAAGACAAGGGCCGCCGCTATTAATACTGCTAGTATTGTAATCATTGTGTGTTGTGTGTGTTGTGTGTGAATTGTGCGGCCAAGTGCGACCGCAACGCCTTGTATATTGGCGACGGTTGCTCGGCGTGCAAGACAAAAAACACCTATTTGCAAATAGATGCGCGGACCGTCTCGGTCTCGGTCTCGGTCGCTGCTGTTGTGTGTGTATGTGCCGCCGCTGTTATACAAGCGTCACGCCGCCAAGCGCTCTATTTTAGCGCACAATACTGATTATGTCTAATACGGTCCGCATACCTAAGCGGATTGCACACGGCGGGCCCTTTTTGCGGCATTTGCGGCCCTATTGGGGGTATTTGCGGCGGGCCACCTGTACGTTACCCTTTCATAAATTTTTACCAAAATATTTGGCGCGGTAAAGGAACCGTCCCTGACACACAACAGAGACGGCTCCAACCACATTTGTTATGAATACAACAACAACAACAAAAGTTATTCTTCGTCTTCTTCCTCGTCATCGTCGAGGTCAGACCATTCAAAATCATCTAATTCAGTACCACCTTCGAGGTAGTTATTGTGGTACTTTGTGGCTGCTTCTAGCAACCCTTTAGCACTGTATGGATCGCTGTACGCCATATCGTAACCAGTAGGGTCGTCATCATCTTGGAAGAGGATAACATAGTTGCGATAATGTTCTCCAAGTATCGCAGACGCTTGGTCAATAGGTGGTACTTCTATATCCATGAAATATAATTCTTATTATTTTTACGTTTGTAGTAGCTATCTTTAAATTTGTCCAGCTCTTCACGCAATAATTGTTGTTTTCTATCCTCTATTTTCTCATTCACATCCTGAGCCATTTGTTCTACCCAATAGTTACAGGCGATAGACAAGGCATCGAGACGGTCATCGTGACGGATAGAGCCACGGCCAGAGGTTATTCTGGTCATTTGGTGGCACAACATATAGTGCAGTTGCTGCTCTGCTGGGTATTTTTGAGCAGTTTTAAAATCTTTTTCGATCACCTTCGGGTCGATAATGAGCCTGTGACCTCCTAGAAGAGGTTCTAAGGTGTCTATAATGCGTTTTTCTTTCTGTTGAGAGTGTCGTACCTCTTCGATAGAACAAGGGTATTCTCGGCGTAACAGAGGCATTATAAGCTGCGTGAACATACCGTCACCGAAATTGGACTCAACAACGATCTTATTGACCTTGTGTAGCTTTGCTAGACGAACAAGAGCCAACAAAGTGTCTTCTTCGTAGCCACCACTGAGGCCGCCAGCGTCAGGGATGTAGAGATTACCGTTAAGCATCTTAGCTACAGCGTAGCCTGTTTCGTCCTTACCACGACCAGAGGGGTCAATAGCTAGAACAGAACCAGTATATGGGACCATATCTCCTACAACCTTCATAGGTCGGTAGAAGCGGTCACCACGGAGTCCTACACAGGGTAGGTTAGTCCATTCTAAGTCGGGTGATTGCGCCCATATCAGTTTCTCAGGGGCCATATCCACGTCAATATCGTGAACAATCAGGTTCCCTAGCTTCAATGGGAAGCGGTCAACGTCCGATAGGGACGTATTAAGCATAAACTGAAGCGCATACCCCGCAGCACCGTAGGATATTTTACGTTCATTGAGGTCAAACTCGGTAAATCGGGTAGGTTCGGTAGGTTCTCCTTCGGTATCGCTGATACAGAGACTGGACACGCTACTTCCGTAGGTTATCTCGTTCTTATGCTCAGTAACAGTCTCTGAGGGCCATACTCTTAGAGTATATCCACGCTCTCCCAGCTTTCTGTATACTGAGTCTTCACACTGTGGTGTGCCTAGGAACAGTATTTTAGCGGAGTCGTTAGGCTTGAGGATAGCATCAAACTCCTTTATCTGTTCGCTCAGTTTATCCCGCATAGCTTGCGTAGCTGAGTTAGTGGGTACTTCAATGTCGTCGGCGACAATAATATCAGCACGGCTACCAGTAAGCTGGGAGGTAATACCCAATGACTTAACAGAGGGTGCGTGGGATGCTGGGGCGGGTCCAACATCGAAAGAGACCTTACTGAAACGTTGGTCAGTATGTGGTTTGAGATGTTCTAAGAGCGGTAGCTCGTGTAGCAGTCTCAGAGTAAACGTCGAGAAATCATCAGCACGAGTTTTCGAAGCTGATACGACAAGTATGTTTTTCGCAGGATCAAGCAAGAGCTGGTGCGTGACGAAAGCAGAACAAATCCAACTCTTACCCACACCTCTAAAACCCTGTATAACGCCACGCTTAGGGCCGTTCTGCATAAATCCAGCAATATCATATTGAATGGGGGTAGGATCTCTTTTAATCTGCTCCAGCGAGTGCCAAACATAATATAAAAAGTTCCTAAAGTCCTTTAGTTTCTCTGGTATCTGCGGCGTATTCATCGAACGGTAATACTTCTACAAGTTCTGATAATGGACTGTTATCCTTCAGAGTGCAAGTTATTTGGTTATCGCGAAGCATTTGTCGAGCTACATTAAGTGTAGCAGGAGTAGCTTCTCCGCTCTTGATTACAGTAAGGAGTTCCTCGATGGTCAAAGCCATCAGTTCGTCCAGTAGGTCTTTGTTTGATTTACTCATGTTATTGAAATAGATCCTTTAGGCTAAAGGGTTTCTTTTTGATCCCTGCGTTTACATTTTTAAGAGTAAGGTCCATGTATTGATTAATGGTCTGATCGTCTTTGTTGATGAAAGAACCAAGAGTGAGCTTTTGTCTCAGCATGGTTTGCCTCAGTCCAGTGTAATACTCACGCATCAACTCGTTCAGTTCTACGAGAGCAGTGTTAGTAAACTTCTCAGGATTGGTTTCGTCAGGGCTGTAGCCTTTCATATAGCTATCCTGCCATGAACTATCGTTAATCAATACATTAACAGCTTCATTTAGCGTTAACTTTCTTCCTCTATACTGCTTTCTGTATGTGCGTAGCTGCTGTGCGTAGAAATACTTCAGCGTTACGCCTTCCTCATTGCGGAAGTCCTGCATTTTGATACCAGACGACAGGTGCGTAGGCTTGTCTCCAATGATGGACTGACTGTCAGAGAGAACGATGTCCTCAAAGGTAAGGATTTTTTGACCGCCAAACGTCACGTCTTCTCGCTTCTTAAAGCGCGGAGCTTGACGCCAGACTGTCTCAGTAACCCAATTAATGTCTGTCTGTAGGTCTTCACCAAAGTAGTCAGTTTCATAATTCATGGGACCAGCGCCTAAGACTTGATAAGCTGCGCGTTCAAAGAAGGTTCCTCCTTTAAGGTCTACAACTCTGTTGTCCACAGTTATCTTCTTAACAATCTTACGCGCCTCCGCAGGATTAGGGATATAACTTAATACAAGTTTTTCCAGAGCCAACGCTGCCGCTTCGGGATCGTCAGAGGTCAGGTCTTCAAAGGTGTTGATACCACCAGCGAGCGGTAGTTCCTTAGCAGCAGCAATCGCAGACTTACGCATGACCTCAAACAAGTTAAGATCAGGGTCTAATATTGGTTGACCAGTTTCGGCCTGAAGACGACGTAGGTAAAGGAACGTACCAATATCAGCATACATGGATATACCAAAGGTAGCTGGCATAGCTGCGCGGTAGTCCATTCCTAATCCTCGATAAGGCTGTAGGCCAAACTTACGCGCACGTTTGCGCTGCTCAGCAGACAGGTAGCCCATAGAGCCAGTTATGTTGCCCAAGGCTCCACCTATCATACTGATTGATGCAATAGACGCGCCAACCATAATATCAGTCAGCATCTCCTCGTTATATTTGAGGCGTCTTGTTTTAACTGCGTCAATTCGGTTTGTCAGTGCATCAATATCATCCGCTACGCCGACCTTTTGATCGTCGCCTATATTTTTATTTAACAAAATATCCTGCTGTATTTTTAGTTCACCCTCCAGCGCCTTAATCTTTTTGGTATAGGGGTTGAACAAACCAGCTCTAATAGCCAACAAAGGAAAGAACTGAATACGTCCAGTTCGATACACACCTCGCATAGCCACGCCAAAGAAGGGCATCAAGGCGTCCATAAATAAACCTGCAATATTATCTGAATTTTTGATCTTGTTTACAGGCTTGATTACGCTGTCGATAATAGAGGTAGCTACATCTTCCACGTTGTCAGCGTTCGAAGCGAACAACAGTTCAGTTCTAATGCTGTTTATCTCGTCAGAAAAGTCGTTATTATCAGCTAATACTGGTAAGCCGTTCTGCTCCGTCCAAGCGGTTTCATACAGTTCCTTTGCGCGTTTCTCCATCTTAGGACCGCCTTCTGGAAACTCCAGTAAAGCACGGCGATACGAGTCGGAGGTTACACGAGAGCGTATCAGGGAGCGCTTGAACATATCGTCAACAGCGACGATGCCACGAACACCAAACGAGATAGCGTGATTAAGGAAGCCGTTAATAACAAGCTGACCAAACTTGGTGGCCACAGAGTTACGAGCGTTTATTCTCCGTTCTGCGTTGGCCCTTGCTTGGACGACGAGAGCGTGCGTTCCTTTTACGCTACCGTATTTATTACCCTCGGTCTCAAAACGATTTCCCATGTTATCTGTCACCGACATATTCATGAAATATGACCGCTTAAATGCTCTAAGATATTCGACAGCTTCCTTTTTGTTTGAAGGAAACATTGCAAAGGTTGCTCTTACCTCGGCCTGCGCTAGCAGCTTGGCGGTACGAAGCCGTGGTTTCAGGTCGCCGTGGCTCCGAGCCATTTCTGAAAGGAACTTACTTGGAATACGAAAGACTTGCTTGAGCATACCAAACGCTCCAGTAGGCACACCAGCAAGCACAGAAGGAGCCTGAGCGATGAGAGCCATTGTTCTGGACGAGCGGACGGTTCTAACAAAACGAGTAAATCGAGATGCGTTGTCTTTCTCTATCTGCGAGATGAACATCTTTTCTAGTTTGAACGCCAGCGCTACCTGTTCTTGGTCAAAGCGCCCTTGCTCAAGGTCTGAGAGCTTCTTACGCATCCGCGCCTTAGATTCAGCAATCTTTCGACGAAGCTCTTTAATCTTAGGATCTTCAAGTTTGGGAGCTTTAGGTTTCTCACCAACCGTATCTTCCAGTTGTGATATAACACCTTTTCCTTCGATCTCCGCTAACCTAGCCAGTTCTTCGCTAAGTTCACGAGTTTGTGCAGCTTCCTTCTCGGCGGTACGATAGAACTTAATCTGCTTCTCCATCATGGCAGTCTCTTCGTCCTCTACTTTACGACGTTTGACTTCGGCTACATCGTCCGTCGGATAACGCTCAGTAAACCTTTCGCGATAGGCGTTTAATTGTTTCTGTAGGCGCTCCTTCTTAGTCTTAAGCTTATTCTCGATACGAGCTGCTGCATCTGCTGCGGCATCTCCTTCAAGCTGACGCTCTGCGGCCTCAATCTCTTTGAGACGCTGACGCATACGCTGACGGATGTCACGAATGTCTTTATTGACTTTGTCTAAGCTCGTTGGCTTCTTCTCACCTTCTGGCTTTTCAAGCTCTTTCTTTTGAAGGGTAATATCACCACTGCCTTCTACGGCAGCTAGACGGGCGCGTTCACGCTTGCGGTCAATAAGTCTTTTGAGTTCCGTTCTAGAACCGTCATAGAAGCGCAGCAGCTTCTGTAGCCGCTCAATACGCGGATCCTTCGGGGTCGCCTCTGGTTGTGGCTGTTGCCCAGCGTCAATCAGCTCGTCCTCAAGGCCCAAGTCAGTGTTATCAACTTCCTTGATGGGACGTTTAGCTACGAACTCAAGGCGAGCTTTAGCTAAACGGTCTTCAAGTTTCTTGATCTGGTTCTTGATGCGACGTTCGCGACGCGCAAGTTTCTCATCCAACGTAAGAGAGTTGTTCTTTTTCTTCTTAGTGGCTCCTTCACGAGTTATCTCGGTAGGCGTTATCTCGTCCTCTTGTGTAATCTTGAGGTCATCAGCATCTGCCTCTTCGCGCTGTAGGCCGTCCAGTTCTTCTCGGACGTTAACAACATCGACAGCAAAGTCAGGGTCGGTTTCAAAGAAGTCATCAAGGAAGTCACCAAGAAGTTCTTCAAGGCTATCATCTTCGCCAGCGTTTTTGCCTGTAATCATACCACGAAGTATGTCTTCAAGCTCTGCAAGAGACTCGTCTTCCTTAAGCGCTCGTATACTGAAACGAGCATTTACGGTGAACAGGTCGGAATCTTTACGAAGTTTTAACCCTGTCCGACCGAATGTAGTTTCGATAGTGTCGCGGATTATGTTGGCTTTGCGCATGAAGACTACCTCATCATAAATCCCTTGCAGTGCTTCAGGCGTAGGCCCGAACTCGGCAAACTGAACCAGAAAGTTGTCCAGCAGTTCTTTAGAGTCGCGATCAAGGCGTTTTATTTCTTCGGCTATTAACGGAAGCTCGGTCTGTATTTGACGGTCGCCTAGTGCTTCTGGTTTAGGCTCGCCCTCAACATCCGTAAACTTAGCAAGCCGCTTTCTTAGTAAACGTAGTTGGTCGTAGCGAGGATCTCCACCTGCTCCTTGCGCTCCTTGCTCATCAAGCGGTGGAGGAGTTGGGGGAACAGCGTCTTCAAGGGGAGGAGCCGCGTCTAGTTCGTTAATGAAGTTAAGCTGGTTTTCGGGGTCAACAACCGCCTTCGGAGTGCCAATGTCAGGAGCGTCAGGTGGGTTGACGTAGACACCGCCGTTAGCTTTAAGGGCTAAGTTAACCTCGTATTGCATCTGTTTGTCTAGGTCAGCGTAACGCAGAGGGTTGCCATCAGCATCACGGATAGTTATTTCGACA